CAGGTGGACATATCTTATCTTTTGGTGGAACAAGAACTTATCATCGGATGACTTGCGCGATAGAAGATGCAGGATTTGAGATACGAGATTGTATATTTTGGTGTTATGGTTCAGGATTCCCGAAAAGTCATAATATAGGAAAGGCTATTGATAAGAAGCAAGGGAATAAAAGAAAAGTTATTAGAGAGAATCCAAATAAAAAAGGCAGAAAATCAGATAGTAAAGGTTCTTTTGTTAGTGATACTCTTTTAGGAAAAGGAAAAAATACAGGAGTTTATATTGATAAAGGCAATTCCAAATGGGAAGGTTGGGGCTCGGCCTTAAAACCGGCAGTTGAACCAGTAGTTCTAGGAAGAAAACCTTTAAGTGAGAAAACTATTGTAGAAAATGTATTAAAGCATGGCACTGGAGGTCTTAATATAGATGGGAGTAGAGTTGGAAATGAAGAAATAACACAAAATCTATATGATAGAACACCAGAACACGGAAATAAGTATGGAAATGGTGCAGAAAGAAAACAACTTGGAATTAAAAACACAACCACAGGCAGATTCCCTGCTAATCTAATACTTGAATGTATATGTGAAGAAGTGATTGAGGGGAAGCAAGGAGAAATGATACAAGGAAGTTATAGAAAAAAGTCACCTAAAAGCCTGTTTGATTTTAAGAGTAAAGAAGGAGCTAATCAAAATGCTCCAGATGATTATAGAGATACAGGTAATATCCACACTAACCCCGATTGCCCCTGTTTTGTTTTAGATAAACAGAGTGGAGATACTGGTTGCTCAAGTAATAGAGAGAAATATAAAGGAAAAAAATATGGAAAATCTGTATTTTTAGGAGAAGGGCCTGAGTTTAATAGTCCAACTTATACTGATAAAGGTGGAGCATCGCGATATTTTAAGGAAATACCACTTAAACCTGAAGTAGAGCCAGTAGTGTTAGGAAGAAAACCACTATCGGAGAAAACTATTGTAGACAATGTATTAAAGCATGGAACGGGAGGCCTTAATATTGACGAGAGTAGAGTATTAACAGATGATTATTTAGGTGGTGGAACTATGGGAGGTATATTTGGTAATGGTAAAGAAGCATCTAAACCAGAAGCAGGTTCAATAGGCCGTTTCCCAGCTAACCTTATCCTTGAATGTATATGTGATGAAGTGATAGAAGGAAAAGAAGAAGTTGCAAAAAATATTGATTTTAAGGCTGAAACACAATCAGATATGGGTTGGGGGACTAAAAAGTGTATAACTAAGCCCCAAAAATCTAACTATAATATCCACACTAACCCAGATTGTCCTTGTTATGTATTAGACGAACAGAGTGGGGAAGTTGGAAATGGCCATTGGAGTAAAACAAAAACAAAAGGTTATGGAGATTTTGGTGGTGGGAGCTCGTCCTATGAAGGAGTAGGAGTAAAAGATAAATCAAAAGGCGGAGCATCTCGTTTCTTTAAGGAAATACCAAAAGGCAGATTCCCTGCTAACTTTATACACGATGGTAGTGATGAGGTGGTAGATAAGTTCCCTGAAAATAAAGCAACGGCAGCAGGTAAAAAAGGGAGTAGTGGGTTTGCAAGTGGATATGATGGTGATTATGAAATACCTTATGGTGATAGTGGTTCTGCAGCAAGATATTTTAAGGAAATAGAAGGTGATAGAATATTCTACACAGCAAAAGCAAGTAAGAGTGAAAGAAATAATGGATTAGAGGGATTTGAGGAAGCACCGATAAAAGGTAGAGATGCAGGACAAGATATACGGAATGTTCCATATAAACAAAGAACTACACCTATAAAGAACTCACACCCAACCGTAAAACCAGTAAAACTAATGAAATATCTGATCAAGTTAATAACTCCACCTAACGGAACAGTATTAGATCCATTTATGGGTAGTGGTACTACAGGAGTTGCAGCCAAGCTAGAGGGATTTAATTTTGTCGGCATAGAAAAAGAAAAAGATTATATTAAGATTGCAGAGGCCCGTATTAAAAACTATAAAGAGAATCCTAAAAAGAAAACTAAACCAAAGAAGAAAGTTAAAAAAGTTAAGAGTAAGTTTTGGAAATAACTAAAAATTACAAAATAGAATATATTAAAAACGACTCATATGAAGAATATGTAGTTAATCAAACTAACATTAATAAGGCTAAGATAAATAATAAATGGGTCAGAGAAGAAAATATAATAGATATTAAAAAATATTGTGATAAAAAGGGGATATTACCTAAAAAAATATTATGCCACGGCACTCGTAATGGAATAGAAATAACATTTTTCCAAAAGCATTTCCCGCAATCAGAAGTAATCGGTACAGAGATTTCTGATACTGCAACCCAATTCTCTAATACTATTTGCTGGGATTTTCATAATATAAATGAAGATTGGATAAATACATTTGATATAGTATTTACGAATAGTTGGGATCATTCATACGATTTAGAAAAGGCTACGACGACTTGGATAGAACAATTAAATAAAACTGGTTTTCTGGTTTTAGAGTGGGGTAGTGTTTCTACTTCTAAACCTTTTAATAAAGCTGATTGCTGTGGGTGTAGTTTAGATTCTCTAACTAATTTCCTTTCTGAAAAGGGATCTGTAACCTATTTCCCTACTAAAGGATTTAACGCAGAATCTTCTTATTTGGTATTAACAACTAAAAATAAAGAAAGTTAAGTTTTGGAAATAGATAAGTTATTAAAAAGTATCCCCGATAAACGAGAAGATAAGAATACAACCTCACATAAGTTTAAGAGAGATTTATATAAGTTCTTTACTGATCCTGAACCATTTTTAAATTATATAGATAAAAAAGTATTAGAAGTGAGTTGCTATAAAGGGCATACAACTCGTATTCTATCTCATCTATTCGGGGAGGTATATGCTGTAGATTTTAATGAAGAATATTTAGAAGATGCAAAAGAACTAAATAAAGATAGAGATAATATTATATTTAGTAAACTGGAAGTATATAATGAACCTTGGGATTTTCCACAAGTAGAGGCAGTTTTAATAGATGCCGACCACCAATACGAGGCTGTAATTAAAGATACACAAAATGCTTGTAAGTTAATGGAAGAAGGTGGGATTATAGTATATGATGATTACGGGCTACCAGGAAGCTATCAAGGTGGAGTTAAGAGAGCCGTAGATGAAATGTTAGAAGAGAACGAACATTTTAATATATTGAGATATATAGGAGAACCAGAAGGTTCAGAATGTAGAGTTGGTAAAAAGTTAGTAGATTGGGAAGGAATTGTTATACAATATGGATAAGTTTATTAAACAGATATATAATGAATATATACATATATACTGATAATTATTGTAAAAGAAGAGGTTACAAATGAAGGCGACGAATTTAAGAATATTTAGAAGAATGATAGAATATATTAACAAAGAAGAAAAAGAAATGCCTTTACTAATAAGCGTTTCATTACACAAATATTTTAATAGAATAAATGAAAATATATCGTTAAATGTGAGAGATTGGATACTTGATTGGATAAGATTTACTAAAAAGGATCACACACATATATTATCGCGACTTGAATTATTAGAAAATGGTAGTGCTGACTCTTTAATTAAATATTGTGAGTTAGAAAATAATAGAAAACATTTCTATATGAGCATGAAAGATGTGAATAGAGAGCTTTTTTGCAGTTCCTGTAATAAGAAAAGAATATTTACGACGGATATGTCATATAAATATTCTCGAACTAAGGGGAGTTTGTGCAAGAAGTGTGGTGCTCAAAAAAGTAACCAGAAAAAGTTAGATAAAGATCGTTATGTTATAGATAAAGATAGAAACGCGTTTATTTGCTATCAATGTGGAACTGAAACATTCCTAAAAATTAGTAATGGTGATCACGAAAATGCAATAATAAAAAATACCTTATGTGATACGTGTACGAAAAAAAATAAAGAATTTGGCCATAGATATATGATTCCTACTGTTAAATGTAATAGCTGTAAAACCGACAGCTATTTTAATTCGTATGCTAAGGCTATAACGCATATGAAGAAGTTTGGTGAATTATGTAGCCCGTGTTTTATTAAACGCCAAAAACGCAAGAAGTATAAATGATAGTATATAAAGTAACTAACTTACAGAATGGCAAATGTTATATCGGTGCTACAAAACAACCATTACGTGTTAGAAGAATGAAACATAGATATTCAGTTAAAACTGGATCACAGGCATTGTTTCACAACGCATTAAGAAAGTATGGTGAGAGTAGTTTTGTATGGGAAATATTACATACTTGCGATGCTAGAGAAGAACTTTCACAGATGGAAGCTTATTATACAGATTATTATGATAGTTTTAATAATGGATATAATATGCAAACTGGTGGTGATCGTGAATATATTGTATCAGAGTTAGTTAAAGAGAAACTTTCCATTGCATCAAAAGGCATACCAAAGTCAGACGAACATAAGAAAAATATAAAAAAGAACCATGCCGACTTTTCTGGTGAAAATAACCCTATGTTTGGTAAACACCATACGAAAGAGGTGAGAGAACAGATTAGTAGAACGAAGAAAGAAAAGGGTAATTATTGGACAGGACGAAAACATACAGAGGAAAGTAGAGCTAAGATGAGAAAATCACAACAGGAATATCATAGAAAAAAGAGAGAAGGATTATTATGAGATTAACGTGGAAAAGTATGAAGACGCAGATAGTAAAGTTAGGTAAAGAATTAAAAGTAGATTTAGTAGTATATAAACCTGATGTAGTAGAGTTAAAGTATAATGGCCACCTGAAACCGCCTGAAAAAGATAGAGTATTACTACTACCTATGAAAGTTGGAAAGAAAAAAACATTTGCTGCAATCCATTCAGATTTCTTTAAGACGGGTAATAATACTACCTATTTTGAGGCCGAGAATGTCTTTATCGTATTAGGTGCAATTACTGCAACTATTTCGGCAGCCGATAAAAATGGAAAAAAGAAAGAAAAATCTGTAAGAGATGTATTAAAAAATAAGAATAAAGGCCAAGTGAAACTATAAAATGAGTGTAAAATATTTTAGTGCTAAAAAGAAAGAGTTGGATATAGAGAGTTTATTTCATTATATACCTGAATACACTAGTTTTAGTGAAAAATACGAGTTAGGGTTTCAGAAACCAGATATGGTACTTATTGCGTTTGAGGGTGGGTTAAATGTAGGTGTTAGAATAGCAAAACTAATTAAGATAGGAAAGAAAGAAGAAATATCCTTTAATCAGTATAGAGAGTTTGCAAAGGGAATTGTTCTATCAGTCAAAGACCAGATAGATACATTAATTTCTTCATCAATAGACGAAGAAGATATAGAGGAAGAACTACCTGAGATAGATCATACTAAGATAGTTCTTCCAAAGTTAAAGAAACTTACTTAATCCTAATTTTTATTTTTAGTCATCTTCTATTTCCCATTCTTCTCCTAATACCCATTTTATAGATGATAATTTCCCTTTTAAGTCCTTTTCTATACCATACATACCATCACTCGAATGACTATTTCTCTTAAATAATTTCCAATCATCATCATCCTTAAATTTATTCATAAGTTTATGTTTTTTTTCTTTAACTAAACTTGTTTCATCAACCTCTTTCCAATTTGGGTTAAATTTATTTATCGCTTCATCATATATTTTTCTATGAATATTGTTCATCAACCATAACTTTTCTTGTATTTCTTTTTTTACTTTTAGTATTTGTGTTTCATTTCTCATATGTTTTTGTTTCTCTTTTTATTTCTTCTAATGTTTTTTCTACAAGTTCAGTAATATAAGAAATATATGCTCCCCAAGTATATGTCCCCTCATCAACCCATTCGTCAGCTACCTGCCTTTTCTCATCTTCATCTATGTCTGGATAGTATTCTTTTATATGGTCGTTGAAATCTTCGTCTTTACCTGATAAGCTGTAGTCATAACAAATTCTATGCCATGCGTAATATAAACCTTGGAACTCTTCAAAATCTTCTGATACAATATTCCAAAGTTTAGTATTATCGTTCTGTGAATAACCCATCGTGTGAGCCCAACCACTTTTCCATAATACGTTGCAAAGGTCTTTGGGTTGTATTTTTTCTAATTGTTTTAATACTACTCCATAAACCATTTTTCTTTCATTTTCAGTAAAGTCCGACCGGCTGGTTGGCCAAGATATTCCATATTCCCGTGCATTGGCCAGTAACTTTCTTACCAACTTTTTTTGTTTATCTAACTCTTTTTTAGTCATTATTGACTCCTTTTTTTCTTTCTTAATATGATATTTATCTATCATTTCTTATATTAGAATATACAACCAAAAGTGTATATAAGTCAAGCACTTTTTAATTTATTTACAATTTTATTAAAACTCATTCCATCAGGTTTCCAACCATCAATGTATTCCACACCACCACCACCAACTTGAACGAAAAAAGTATAAGAATTATCATAACTCTCATAATCAGTTCCTATTTTGTATGGGTTTTCATACGCCCATAGTCCATCTTCAAGCTTGCCGTTATACGAAAAAATCTCATCAAATCGTTTAAGTGATTTGCTTGTGAATTTAAACATTTTCTTTTTATTTTTAATCATTACTGATTCCTTTTCTTTCTTAATATGATATTTATCTATCATTTCTTATACCTTAATATACAACACAATAGCTATATAAGTCAAGCTTTATTTTCATTATTTTTATTATTTATTTTATCAACCATATTTACCTTCCCCACAGACTATTTGATTGGTTGTAATTATCATACCACTCTCTTTTTTTATTTCTGTAATCCATTACTTTATCTTGGAACTCCTTTGGTACTTTTTCTTTCACTAATTTTGGATAATTGGGGTGTGGAGTTTCTATTCTTTTACCATCTACCATCGTTATTGTCTTTACCTCTTTCCACATATAGTCTCCCCAACAAATATATCCACCAACCCATTCTTCCCATTTTTTTTCTTCATCTGTAAATTGGTTTCTACCATATTCTTTTTCTAATTCTTCCATAGAATAACCCAAATATCTATCAGTATCTATTTTTACTATTTTATTCTTCATTTTATTTCCTTTTCTAAAGTGGTTTTTATCTCTCATTTCTTATACCTAAATATACCACTAAAAACCTATATAAGTCAAGCTTTATTTTCATTATTTTTAATGATTTGTGACCTATATCACACTTAATATCTGTATATTTCTTCATTTCCATACCCTATTATACGACAAAAACACTATATAAGTCAAGCCTTTTTTTAATTATTTTACTATTTATTAGATATAACGAGAGATATTGAGAGTTGAGATGAAATTAACACCAAAAGAAATCAAGTTTATTAACGCCTACTTAAAAAAATCCCCAGGACAGCAAGGAAAAGAGTTTGCTAAAGAGTTGGGTATGGGATATAGTACATATTTAAAATATAAGGCTACGTTACTGGACGAGATACAGAGCAGACAAACAGAAATATTAGATGATACTATGCAATTCTTAAAAGATAAAGCACCTGAGGCAGCAGCAACTATAGTAGATATAATGAGAACCACGATGTACGATACAGAGAAACGAAAGGCAGCATTAGATGTATTAAAGATGGCAGGATTGTATATAGATAAACGAGCAATTGATTTAGTTGTAGAGAAGCCTGAATCAATAGTATTATGGGATTTTGATGAAGCTACAGATCACCCCACAGATTAAGGAAATAATACAGCACCCGGCACGCTATAAAGTTATAGTTGCTGGTAGGAGATGGGGGAAGACACACGCGGCACTATCGTGGCTCACACAAGGAAAACAAGAACCATATGAGAGAAGATGGTATATAGCCCCATCATATAGAATGGCAAAAACTATTGCTTGGCCGATAATAAAAAGAGTATTAGGAACTCACCCATATGCAAAGGTAAATGAATCAGAACTATCAGTAACGTTTACTAATAGTAAGAGTGAGATAGCATTAAAGGGAGCAGATAATGAGGATAGTTTGAGGGGCGTTGGCTTATCAAAAGTAGTATTAGATGAATATGCATTTATGAAGCCTCATGTATGGGAAGAAATCATTTTACCCACCTTGGCATCCACATTAGGTCAGAGCATGTTTATTGGAACTCCAGACGGATTTAATCACTTCTACGATATTTATTTAAGAGGCCTGACCGAAGATTTAGAATATAGGTCTTGGCAATTTAAGACAGTAGAGTCTAACTTTGTTAATTCTCTCGAAATAGAAAAGACTAAAAGAAATATGGATGGTCGGCTATACAGGCAGGAGTTCGAGGCCTCCTTTGAGACTTTAGGTGGAAGTAGAGCAGCATATAACTTTGAACGTGAAACACATATAAAATCTACAGATGAATTAACTTACATTAAATATGCAGGCATTGATTTTAATGTGGATTATATGAGCGCTGAGATAGCGTGTGAATATGGTAATGGAGATATACATTACTACGATGAGATAAGATTACATAATAGTAATACTGAAGAGCTAGCTAGTAGATTGAGAGAACAACATCCAGATTTATTAGAAGTCTATCCAGATCCTACTGGCAAAAGTAGGAGCACTTCAGCAAAACAGAGTGACCATATGATATTAAGAGATTTAGGATTTAATGTAATTACAAGGAATTATCACCCTAGCCATAACGCACTTATTAACACTTGGAATAGGAAATTAAAAGATGCCGAAGGAAGGATTAATATGACTATTGACCCGAAATGTAAAGAGTTAATATCAGATTGCGAACAAGTATTAAGAAAACCAGATGGTAGAATAGATAAATCACAAGAGTATGCTGGTAGAACTCATGCCTTACAGGCAGCAATGTATCCTGTAGAATATAGACATCCAGTAGGCCAAGTAGGTATTACAAGTATGGAGTGGTCAGAAAACCTATAATGGATAAACAAAAAATAATAGAACAATTAGACGATTACATAACTCAAGATAAATTAAATGGTATACTTGAAATGCAAAAGAATAATCATGATTTATTAGCTGATATTTATATACAAGGTGAATCACGAATATTAATATTAAATACATTACACCAAAAGTTAGATACATTAATGAATAAATACGAAATTATATCAAGTATTATGCCAGTATTAGACGCATATTTTGAGAATTTAGGAGAAAGTTAAAATGGGAGTACAAAACGAAAGAATTGCTGATGGAATAGTGATGGAAAATCTATCCACTAAAAGCATTCACAAATCATTAAAAGCCGAATTAGATTTTATTGAGAACGATCGTGAGAACACACGACATATGTTATTGGATTATTTTGAGCATAGTGGAACAGACGAACATATAAGAAGGTTTTTTAGAGCTGGAATATCAACAGAAGTACCTATATTCACCAGTAATCTATTAGGTAGGTTCGTTAGAGCCAGGAGTTTAGTATATAAGAAATCACCTGAAATGATTGTAGATGATAAGTATATAGACAATATAGATATACAGAATCTAAATACTATGCGTAGAAGGATGGAACAACTAACCTTTCTATTAGGTAGTATGGCTCAGTTAAGTTATTACGATGAACTATCACAACAGGTTAAGTATGAAACTATCCACGATTTTAAGGTATTCTTCCTACCAGGCAAGACAGAACCTTTTGCATGTTGTTATCCAGTAAGTTTAAGAGGTAATGCTCGTATGAACGAACAGAAATGGATATTCTGGTCGGCAGACGCTATAGACCCAAGCACAGGTGAGTTTACACGAGGACAACATTTCTTATTTGATAATAATGGGAATATCTTTTCTATAAACGAAGATAATATTAACCCGTATGGGGTATTGCCTATATTATTTACACATCGGTCACCTCAAACGAGAACCTGGTGGGTAGAAGGTGCAACTGATTTAATGGTGAGTAATCAACAGGTAGATTTAGGACTAACTCAATTAGCATTAGCCAATAGGATAGATGCATTAGGTATAAAGTATATTAGTGGCCCTTGGAACGAACAAACTAAACGAGAACGATTGCCACACGGCGTACAAGATGTAATAAGATTACCAGAAGGATTTACATTTGGTAGAGTAGAAGGTGGAGATACAGCTAAACATATAAATAACTTAAAGTTCTTCGTTAATCAGGCAGCACAGAACAATCACTTACAACTTAAATGGGCAAGTGAGGGTGGAGATATTCCATCAGGTCGTGCATTGCAGTTAATGGAAGTAGAGAATACAGAACAGAGGGAAGCCGGTATACAAGATATATGGAGACCACACGAACAGGCTAGATATACCTTGGATAAGATTATATTAGAAACTCACGGAAAAGTTAGTATTGGTGACGATTATTCAGTTAATTTCGTAGAACCTGACCTAACTATAACCTCAGAAGATGAGAGAGCACAAGAACAACACGATTTAGAGTTAGGTTTAACATCAAGGAAAAGATTATTAGAGAAACGGAACCCAGATATAACAGAAGAAGAACTGGATGATATAATCGCTGAAGCAGATGCTGAACAGACATCTAAACAAACTACTCCTATCCTACCATTAATTTAATAATGGCTACGATACTACATAAGTATTTAGATAAGTTAGATGATTTGAAGGTTAAGGTTGGGGAAGATGCCGATAAAGTAATACTGGATAGCATTGATATAAAAGAACTTATTAAGAACCCTCGACAGATTATAGGGCAGATTGCCGTTGAGTTCTCACAACGACACGTGGATAAGATACAACAGAGTTATAAAGTTGTGGAAGATGCTACTAAAAAGATTATAGAGAAATCATAATGGCAAATATTAATATTACGATTAATAGAACTAAAAAGCTACGTAGGTTAAAGAAAAAACTTCCAAAGATTACTCAAGTGATATTAAATGATGTGGCTGATGCCACAGTAATAGACTTACGGAAACGAGGAGCACGTGGAGAGGGAGTTAGTGGAAAGTTAGCACCATTAAAGTCAGCAACTATAAGACAGAAAAGGAAACACGGATTATCTAAACCATCCACCCCACTATACGGCACAGGCAAGATGACCCAAGGAACATTTGTGAAAGAGAGAAGAAAGAACAAAGCTACTATTTCTGTTCCGTCGGATAGAGAAGATATACTATCATATCACCAAGAAGGAGCAGGACATTTACCTAAAAGAGAGTGGTTCGGTATAAGTAAGAAACATCAAAAAGATATTGAGAAGATAGCTAGAATCCAATTTAAGAAACTATTAAAAACTTTATAGTATGCCAAATATTAAAGATATAGAAACAATAGTATCACAGAAAATACAAACTGATGTAGCCATTACAGTATTGGAGATAGAACAATTAGTATCCAGTATGAGGTTATATGGTATGGACGAGGCTACTATTATATCAACATTAGAAACTGATTTAATTAATCAAGGAAGGTTATTCGGTGCATTTAGAAATAGAATAAAGAATACTATAAAGAGTGCTATAATGTTAGCTTCAGGTGCAGCACAACGAAATCTATATGGGGATGCCGGAATAGAGATGGTTAAATGGGTTACAG